CTTTGCTTGAGCGAGTGTTCTACCACAAGGTCGATGGAGAGTATCGACTTGTTGAGGATCCAAACCCCGTGGTGGTCAATGACCGCTTGCGTGGGTTCCGAAAAGCGCTGTTGAGAAGGCTCGGAACTTCCTCCCCTGTTTCCCCTGAGGCTTTTGCCCAGATGTACACGGGACGTAAACGAACCATCTACGACAGAGCGGTAGAAGATTACACGATCAACGGTGTTCGCAGACGCGACGCTTTCAGCGACAGCTTTGTTAAGTGCGAGAAGGTTCCAGGCGATAAAGCACCTCGGTGCATACAGCCTAGGAGGCCTGTCTACAACGTGGGCGTCGGGCGGTATCTCAAGCCGCTCGAGCACAAGATCTACAACACTATTCAACAAGTGTTTGATTCCACCACACCAATCGTCTTGAAGGGGTTTAACGCGGTAGAGACCGCGGACATCCTCCGACAGAAGTTTGAGTCATTTGAGAAGCCAGTGGCGCTTGGGTTGGACGCGAGTCGGTTCGACCAACATGTCAGCAAAGAAATGCTGGCATGGGAGCATAGCATTTATAATGCGACGTTCCGCAGCCCGGAGCTTCGGAAACTGCTGAAGTGGCAGATTGACAATGTGGGGTTTGGGCGATGTGATGATGGCACGGTTCAGTACCGTGTCAAGGGTAAGCGGTTCAGTGGAGATATGAACACGGCCCTGGGCAATTGCCTCATCATGTGCGCAATGATCTATGCGTATGGACAGGAGAAGGGAGTGAAGCTCGACCTCGCCAACAATGGCGATGATTGCGTTGTCTTTATGGAGCAACGTGATTTGGAGCGGTTCGGTAGGGGGCTGGATGATTGGTTTGATGACATGGGATTTGTCATGACCAAGGAGGCACCCGTCACTGAGCTGTACCAGGTTGAGTTTTGTCAGTGCAAGCCAGTTGAGGGGGCCAATGGCCTCATCATGTGTCGCAACTTTGATAAGGCGCGAGAGAAGGACACAATGTGCTTGTTTGACATCACCGCACCAAGTGCCGCTAGAAAGTGGCTGGGGGCGGTGGGTGAGTGCGGCTTAAGCCTCACGAGTGGTGTGCCGGTGTTTCAGGAGATGTACAAGGCATACATTCGTCATGGTGAAAAGAGCGAGATTAGGAATAGCTTAGGCTGGGAGTGTGGGATGACCTACATGGCCAAAGGATTGCACCCAAAAGAGTGTGCGGTCTCAGATGACGCTAGATACTCGTTTTATGTCGCATTCGGAGTCACACCCGATGAGCAGGAAGCGTTGGAGGACTACTACCGCGAGTGGCGGTTTGAAGTGCAGGTTGAGGCACGTGAGGTCCGGACGATAGCTACTGCTCCCTTTTAGGAAAGCCGTAATGAAAAACTGAATTGGTAGTAGGTTTCTCAACATGGCTCGTCGAAATGCAAACAAAAAGAAAAATGAGTTGACACGACGTGGCAACGCAACGGCGCCAAAGAGGCAGCGTCGGCAACAGGAAGGCGTTTTGAATACGCCGATACGGACCCTTTCC